GGGATTCGATAACGTTATTCTCTTAAACTTTTCATAAGATCCAATTGATGTTTTTTCTACATCAAAATATCCAGAAACCACATCACCATATGCCTTGATAGCGTAGTAAGTGGGGGCGCCTGTTGCGGTATCGGTTCTTGCTGTAACAACTTGGTTCTTGGGATCTGCGAAGTCTACATTTCTTGTCAGCACAAAATTCAATCCGCTGGTAGAGGAAAACCGGGAGCCTCGTTTAATCACCGGAATATAGCTAGTATTTGGTCCGAGACCTGTGCTCGATGCTGGTACCAATATAAACAAAGCCACCTGGCCGTAAGTAGATGGGCGCCCCGTATCCTTATATCCCAGCGCTCGACCGTGCCTTAAAACGTTATCATATTGATATGCCGTATCAAGAAAGGTCTCATTAACATTGTAGTCCAAATAAAACGAAAGTTGATCGCCTACATAAGCGACAGCATCCAACATCAGGGCACCGAAAGAAGCTTCACTAAAATCTCTAAAAGTATTTGGATAATACCTTTCTGCAATTTGCATTAAATCATCGCGTATACTTGTAAACTCTCGATGTGTGTAATCAATCGGTACTATCTTTTTTTGTTCGTCTGCCATAATAAATCCTCAACTCTAAATAGTAAACTCTAGCAGATCTCTCAACCCAATATTTGGTAATGAATATTCAATTGAAAATCCTAATTTGGCCCTGTCTTGCTCGGAAGAATCAAAAGCAATCCGCGTTATTTTAATTCCCGGCATATAGATAGACACCTGTTCTCTTATTTTTGCATCTATATCAGCATATGTGCTAGTAGTAAAATGTTGAAATAAATACTTACTTATTCCAACGCCGAATTCGGGATCCATTACCCTCTCACCAGGATTGGTTAGCAAAAGCATCTTAAGATTTTGTTTGGCCAATCCCTTGATGCTTTTGATCATTCTAAAGCCATTAATATCATCAATTGCTAATGGCAAACCAACTGCTATAGAAGACATTTTATTACTACCTCACTATAAATACTATGAATTTCATTTTTCGCACAATTCCCCGTCAATATTAAAGGGATTTGTGCGCATTCGGCGCCATCGCCAGCGAGGCAACACCCGTTGCCCTGGTGAGGGCTTCATCCGATTTTTTAAATCTCCCAACAATCTCTGAGAAGATCGGTCCCCTTGATCCCGAGAAGTATCAAAATCTCTAGAATTGTAATTTGGTTTAAACAACTTTTTTATCATGCGATTTGATTTTTTTAAAACTACCTGATCCCAATTATCCCACTCACGAACCAAAAGTCCCCCAAATAAACCAGGAGATCGATCTTTCACGCTAGCCCACCCCTCAACAGATCTCTCTTCGTCAATTTTTGTGGTGAAGAAAGTCTCGCCGGTGTCGGCTCGCACTGTTTCTACATAGGTGCCCGGTTTCCCATCGCCAAGCACATTGGAGTCGGGTCCAAAAGCATTACCATCTTTTACTGTCACCTCTCCAATGGATGGCAAAAATGCCAAATCATTATAAATTGCAGCTAGCGCTGTGAATTTAGAGACCGGGAAGATATAATGAACCATTAACCTAAACTTGTCATCTTCTTTAAGCTGATTGATTAAGCACAATAATAGTTTACTGTTGGCAGATATCGTCTTAAAATCCCCAATCATTGTATCCAAAGCATCAATCTCGACAGATGTGACTTCATATTTTGTACCGCCTATAAAGATAGAAAACAACAATCCATGTCTGACGCCTAATTCACCAAATATTCCCGTAGGAGTGTCAGGAGTGTCCGAGTTGTCATAACTTAACTCAAGCGTGCCAGGATAAACATCTGAAATATTCAAGATAGGATCGTTTGATTGAATTTGTGCCGCGGCGGCGGTGGGGCCCATCCTTGTCCCATTAATATTTATATATTTTTCAATTACAAATGGCTGCGTTTTAGAAGTTCCGGCACTGGCTGGGTATTCTTCTATGTCTCCAATTTCATATTGTATCATGTGAGCCATTGGCAGCAAGATATCTTGCATCTCAATTCCGGCTTCTTCTGCCTCTTCTTCGTCTATATCAAGGCTTCCGCTAGATATTTCGCCGGCAACAAAAATTATATCGCCATCTTCACCTTTCTCGACATGATAATAACCAATATATTCATCGCCAACTTTATAACTGGTGCCATCGCGATCTTCTTTAACCACAAATTCATTACCAGAAGTGTAATAATCGTCGCCCTCTGTTGGCAAATTAGGATAGATTGGCTTTGGCTCTTTGCGGATATTCAGAGAACTTCCTTGTGTAAAGTTTTCAAGAAGGTAATAGTCCAAATCATAAACGTCGGGAGCCATCCCAATTGTCTCAAGATTTTTAATAAACTTCATTCCCATGTAGTTTAGCTGTTCAACAACCAATTCTTTAAGAATTAATTTGGCATCTTCTTCTGTTTCTTTAATTGCTTCCAGATTCTTATCTGATCTATAATTCTTCAATGTCTTAAAGATCTTCACTTCGTCATTTCGCTTGGCGGCGCGTAGATCGTCCTTTGTCGGCCAATGATAGCTTTCTTGCATATCGTTCAATCTAATCAGGGCATCAAGTGCGGTTTTAGATGGGGTAAGGTCTCCGCTTTCAACCAAACGCGCATACATCTGAACAGACTGTTCCAAAAACGCATACCAAAATTCTTCATCTTTAAAAGTGCTAAACGCTTCTCCAAGATCTGGTTGGGCATCCTTAAATCTTTCTTCCATATCTTCAATAATATAGCACGCGTATATAGAACTAAAAACTTCTGTGAATCTTGGAGTAAATTTTGTAAAGGTCGCCATTGATTTAATTAAATGAGTACTGGCATATATTCTTAGTGCCGCTGTGATTATTCCCTGTATCGCAGCGGTTGAACTACGCTCTAAGATTCTATTATAGGGCATCTCGACCGCACAATCCTTGTCTTCTTGTAACCTTTCGTCCTCGGGAATATTGGGATATACGTCATCGATCATATCTTGAATCTCTCCAAAATCAACTAAATCTGTCGTTCCTGGCTTGCACGGACACATTTCCGGAAAAAATACATCAACAAATCCCAACCATCCTTCGTTTTTGGGTGGTTTGACATAGACGGGAGGATTTGTATAGCTACCGCCAAATGATGTAGGATCGAGATAAAATACACGAGTATTTTCTGGAGTTTTATTCTTTTCATTGACATATTGGTCATAACTCATACCAAGAACCATATCTCTGTTTCTATAATCAGTGTCACTATAATCTTGCCCATCTGATGTGACATATCGAGCATCCTCTTTTGACAGATCATCTATCTGGGCGCCATATGCATATGCCGCATCGTTTTCTGCTACATCATTTAAGACTGTTTTCAAAAATGATGACATAAACTCGTCATGAAAATTTTTAATTTCGCTTTCTCCAACAGTGCTGCCGTTATTGTTGTTCTTCAGTATTTCTTTAAGTAACACAATTTGTGGTAGAAATTCTTGCTTTTCTTTAAACGTTAGTAGGAACTCTGGGTATTCCTCTAAATCAACTTCATCAAGAATGGTGTCGACCGATAAAAATTCACATCTCTGTTCTTTTATTATTTTCTTTTCTTTCTTCTCTTTCTTCGAGCTTTCATCGAGAATCATAGATTCGGCAGCAACATCTACGTCAGCAGTTGTGTTAAGTTTGTCGATAATTCGAATCCTCACGCTGTCTCCGAGTCTATTTCGAGTCTCGACCCCTTCCATTACGGAATCTTCTTCCTCTTGGCAAGATGACGGCGAAGAAGATTCTTCTTCCTCTGAAACTGGGCCGCGGACCAAATCGGAAAGATACATCTCTAAATCAAAACCATAAGCATATTCAGATTGTCCGCCATTTGGACCCTCTTTTAACCCCTTTGCGTTGTCTTCAAATTCTAGAATCACATCTGGGGTTTTTTTGCGTCCCTTCTCGATAAACTGTACTGTCTCGGCGTCATATGATACTTCAATTTCAGTATTGTATCCTATATCGGGAAGGCCGAGGATGTTAACTCCTGCGCGGGAGGTTCCGCCTAAATCCTTGAATGATTTAGAAAAAGATTGATCGCCCTGAAAATCATTACTGGATGAGAAATCAACATCTAATTGCTTTAAAGTTTGTTGTAACCACCCGGCAACAGTTTTCGGAAATGCGCCTTTTTGTTCCCTAAGCATCGGTGGACCAAGAAGAAGAGTGGCGAGATCTGCCGCGGAGAGATTATCCAAATCAACGTCGGGGAGATTCATATAAAAATCAACATATCTTCTTTTATTGGATGCTTTTCGTAAATGAGCGGTGAGTGGGTTGCCTAGCGTATCAGAAAGAATCATATTGACCATTCCCCAGTTCTTTTCGCCGGGACCATTCCCAAGCATGTCAATAGAAAATGACGCCTTTAGGGCTTCTATTTGACCCCCTACAGCGGCTGTTGTGGCTGCGGCTAGCTCTTCGGGTTCGAAGGGGAGAAAGCCATTATCACAACCGGGATCCGACACTATTGGGGGCATACTGCATGCAAGATAACCAGGAATGTCCTGCATAACGCGACTTAGATCTTCTAAATCAGTTAAGTCGGGGGCGCACAATTTTTCAAGCTGCGCCTTGCTGGCTCTGCCTTCGAGTAATGAAGATCTTAATTCACAAAATTGATCAAGCTGTTCAGGGCTGGCACACAAAGAAGGGTTTGCCGGCAACTGTTCGTCCATTATCTCGCCTTTTAATTCATCACGAAGATCGGCTGGCATCAAATTACCCATATTCTTAAACATGCTAGCAATCTGAGCGCGGCTTTTTAATCCTTTTCTGAAATCTGTATATTCAAATTCAACTAAGCTGTCTACAATTTCAAGAAAAGACGCGGACGGGTTTCCTAAAAATGCATCTGTTAATTCTTTTTGCGTGACCGCCGATGATATATCTTCGGCAAACGATAATGTTTGCTGCTCGTCAGCCATTGCGGCGCCGCCAACACCTAATGTACCAATCAGTTCGATAATTGCTGCCTCAATTGCCGCGTCGTCGGCGCTCTCGCCACAAATTGACTCGCGAATTATATTCTTTAAATTATCTTTTCCGGTAACAAGATCCGGCAGAGACGCTGCTACATCGCCGGCAGTCTCTAATGCCTTACAAATTGCATTACCAAGTACTTCACATATTTTGACTATTAGCATTATTAATATCTTAATCATGGCTTGTTGAATTAATAACTTTAATTGATCAAACAAAAATCTAAAAATATCCTTCCATGGCGGCATTCGCCAATCTGGCCATCGAGGCCAACGAAATTCATTACCATTAAAGCAACCTGGACACGGATTCGGCAAATCCCCCAAGCCGTTCAACAATTCAGAAAAACTCCAACCTTGGCTCGGAGGAACGGGGCACGTAAGCAAGTTAATGGTGGCTAATATTCTTGCGACTACTTCGGCGCCAGGAAAACCCATTAGTTTGTCGGCTAATTCGAGGAATCTGCCACTGAAATATTCTATTGTTGCCGCGGCATAAGCTTGCATCATAATCGCATTATCGGGCTCGTCTTCCTCACCGGTTTCGTCCAGAGACGGAGCCAGTGTTCTAGTAACAATTTGCTCTTCTTTTGCTGCTGTCGCTGATGGCGTCATGCTTGTATATGAATTCTCTGACAAGGTTTTTCTTTCTGCTTCGATTACCTCTTCGTCTTCCCATGGGCGCTTCAAAAACCCAGAAATATTAATATCGGTGGAGGTTGCTATTTCTTCTTCCGGAAGATACTTCTCATCCGTTCTAGATTCGCCGGCTACGTCGGCGGCGTATGTACACTTGCCTTGTGGGGTGTCTTCTGTGGCGTCAACCCACTCGCCACCAGCCTCTGTACATTCCTTCTTTGCTTCAATCTCCACCACATGTTTTTCAACCAGGGCATCCAACTCTGCTTGCTCTTCTGGGGTCAAACTTTGAAACAACTGACCAAAGCTTTCAATTGACATTGCGCCCAGAGCACTCACTATCACCGCACGAAGTGCATCGTCCAGCGAAAAGCCCTTGAATAAGCACTCAATAGAGGTAAGCATAAGATCTAAAATTCCACAAATTTTAGCCCTATCAAGTATTAAATGTAAACTCCCAAAATCGTACTTCCCGGCGCCGGTGCCGGTTAAAATTCCCTGGCATAACCACGCCCCCAAAGGATTCTTTTCGGACAATTCTTGAAATGCTTGCGCAGTAGCCATGGTCATTATTGTGTTCTCTGCCGCTCGATCCGGATCGGTATCAAAATTTTCCATGTATTCGCTAGAGGAAATTGTGCCGATCTCGCCAAACTGAGAATGTCCTATCTTTGCCTCTGTGCCGCTGCCGGTTAATTCCGTCTGGACGGAATCAGTTGGAGGATCCGGAACATATCCGATGCGGTCGGAAGCCTGAGCGCTCGAATAAATAGAACTGCGCTTCTGGGCAGGACTAAGAAGTGCCATTTCTGCTTTTATTTTTTTCAATTCATCTGGAGTCTGACAACCGGTCAATTTTGCTTTATGAAATTGGTACGCTAGTGCATCTCCTATGCTGAACGCTTCATCCAAAATATCTTGTCCGAATTGTTTTGCTTCCTTCCTAAGTGCGTTTCCAACACAACTCCCAGTTGTACCTTCCCAACCAAAATTAGTCACAGAATATACTTCTGGATATGTGTATTTTTCGATGAACTCTACCCATTCCAGCGGAACTTGTGAGTTTAGGTCGACTTCCATTTCTTTTAATTTGGTAAAATAAGCCATGGCAGTGGGATCTTTCCAGGCAGACCCTTCTCTTAAACTATCCAATCCGTCGATGAAAACGTTTTTATCGTTGGGGCATGCCGCAGTATAAACTATCAATTTCTTTATTTTATAATCTTTATCAAATGTAAAAACCAATTTGCCGGCGAGATCCTGGCGAAACCCACCAAATTTGCCGACGCCGGGAATATTGTATCCTTTTTGGTTCAAAAACGCATCTAATTGCGGCAATATACTTCCCACAATAGATCCATTAAAAATTCCGAAATCGCCATAATCATCAAGATTGAAAAGAACATCATCTTCTCTAAAAAGTATGTTTGAGTTTTCGAGAGCGCGGTATACTTTCAAGTGCCTAGAATACAAATGAAGCCCCTTTCTGGCAGTCAACAATAGCAATTCCAGATTGCCGGCATCGTAAGTTACTTCGATATCGCCTTCTTCTTCCTCTTCTTCCTCTTCATCCTCTGGCTCTGCTGGCGGCATCGCATTCAAAGTGTCGACAGAAATTGAATAAAGTAGCTTCAACCTAGACAAAGGGCGAGCGTCTAATGACCAATCTGAATATTCAATACACGATTTTAGTGCCTCTACGGATTCATCAGAACTGTTCTTGTTATTAACTTTAAGAAGAACTCCGATTACCTCAGTTAAGTGTTCTTCATATCTTCCTTTTAAAGCTTTGTCGGCTTCCTGTTCCGTAGAGTCCTTGTTTGCGCCGGTTGTCGTGTGTCTCGTTGTTTTCGTGATCTGGTACTTACATTCTTTTTCATTTAAAAATGAATCATGAAGTTTACGATCACGCCAGTTTGTAACAAGCGCACATGGATTTGGCTTGCATCGACAATCAATTTCTGGTTCTTTTGTTACTTTATCACAAACATCAATTATCCCATCGTTATCAATGTCTTGGAAAGGTAAAAATTTTGATTCTGCCATTTTATATATATTCTCTTTAAAAAATTACGTAGTACTTACATTTTCACTAGTAATGCGAAGGGAGGAGCGCGCGGTCAAAAAGTTTCGTTCCCATGCAGACTTGCCCAACCGGGCGGTATAAGTCGGCGATGCTGCCCGAGTTATGGCACTCGTTAGCGGGTTAACCAATGGGGCGCCCAAAACCGGGGAACCATTGGGTCCAACGGGTGCGGCAGCGATTGCCGTAAGAGCCTTAATCACAGCCAAAGATAGATTCATTATAGTGGCGTTCACATCATCTAAAATGCTTGATAAATCTTCAAAACATTTTACTAAGTTATCCCCCTTGACAACTGGTTGCAGGTACTGAATAGTTTCAAATGGCCAGCGTGAGCCCTCACCAACAGCAAAAGAAGTATTAACAATTTTTTTCTGTTTAACGTTGTTGCCAG